TGTCACATCTTTGCCCCCACCTCCCAACGAATTTGCCTAAAGACCTGATGAATAAAGCAATTTCCGATCTCTCCGCACACACCCCGATGATGCAACAGTAGGGTGAAAATAGAAGCGCACGCCATGAAGCACACGGCGTGCGCTTTTTTTCTGTCTAAAAAGAAAGCCCCATATCGGCCAGCTTAGGGTCAATAGAACCGAGGTAAGACGAGGTAGTATTAGACACTTCAGCAACCCTTCTCCCGGCGTCCTGCCGACCCTCAACTCCCCCTGTGATTTACGCTTAGCCGCCGTTCCCGCAACTGAATTCGACTGCCCGTCAGATGAACTTCGCCATCTTTACTCAATTCCATTACTGTATATCCAAACAGTATTCGGATTCATCATGGAAATTGACTACGACGCCGAGAACTGGCCGGACTGCCCGACCCCAGAAGAAATGCTTCGGCAGCACGTCCACCTCATCGAGGAGGAAAACCGCTTGCTCCAGGAGGAGCTGACCCGGTACCGGAAAAATCAGGTCAAGCTGGTAGACATGCACACGGCTCTCACGGCTGAGCGTGACAAGCTGGCCGCCGAGGTAAAAAAGCAGGCCGCGATGATTTCCAAGCAGAACATCGACGGCACTGAGGTCTGGCGACAGATTGACGGACTAAAACGAGTGCTGCACCAGCGCGAGACGGTAATGCGGCAGCACGGGGTACCGGACCACTATTTCGGGACGACCTCAGGGGACGTCCTTGAAAAAAACGTGATGCCCAAGCTTTAACGTTTGCTTCGCACCGACCACCCACTTCGGCGGATTGGGCATGGTCGTCGCATAGTAGTGGGTTGCGCCGCCGGTTGGATCTGGCTTCACGCCATCGATAACCTGCTGCGCCGCAAGCTGGCACACGGCGAACTCGGCTTTCGGAATTGGTCTGGTGCCGCTTAGGAAGGGATAGTTCGGATCGTTCGCGTTCCAGCAGCTGAACTGGTAAGGCTTCTGGCATACGCCGGCATAGCCCTCGCCCCACCACGATCGATCCTTGCCGTCGTTCACCCGGTTGCGGATTGTCCAAGCCGTGGCCACCATCCCGGCCAGACCTTCGCCGCGCGCTTCGCCCCATAGCGTACGCGCCAGCACGTCACGATCTTTATCTGTGACAGTCATCACTTTCCTCCAGGCAAAAAAATACCCGCTCATGGCGGGCCTGCGTATCCGGTGTGGCGTTATTCAGAGGGCGGGGTTTCTGCCTGCGCCGGCTCGGCTACTGCAACAGATTGGTTGAGTAGATCGGTGAGGCGCTGGATCTCGGCCTGAGCTGCGGTCAACTCTTCGCGAGTCAGGCCCAATTCGGTGCCCAGGTCTTGGTTCGCAGTGGTCGCCGCCGCGACTTCTGCGGACAAGGACTGATTGGCTGCGCTTAGAACCTGGTTGTCGATGATGGTGTTTGCATTCACCTCGCCCAGCACATCGCCGAGCTTAATCCCAGACTCACCATCAACCAGCGCCAGCTGTTCTGGCGGATTGATCGTGCTGTTCAGCAGCACGCCATCCCTCAACAACTGTGTGAGCTGGGTGAGGCTTGCCCCGGTCAGCTTGCCCTTGTTCGGCGCAACCTCACCAAAACGCAGCAGGACTTCATAAAAAAACGTTTCTTCGGAATACACGGGAACGGCCATGATCAGCTCACTGTGGTTGTGGTGTTGAGGATTTGCCAAACGGTGCCATTTGATCGGCAGCGTTTGGAGCCGCCGGTAGCGTTGGTTACGTCGATTTCGTAGCCACTGAAGGCTGAAGCTGAAGGCAAAGTTGTAAGGGTGTACTGACCGGGCTTTACAGGGCCTGCGACTTGGGCGGACGAAGTGAATGCCGGACTATCCAGCGGAGACGCTTGGTCTAACCGCCCGCGAAGGTTAAAACACCAGTTAGCTCCGTCCGTTCCAACTTCAACCCATTCGCGGGGCCCGAGCACATACGACTGCGTCGCTAAGTTATCTGCCTCGGGGTATATCGAACCTGAAGGCGTGGTTATCGTAAGTGTCCCAGTGGTGCCGTTTCGTATCGTGTAGCAATCGCCAGCGGCGCCGGTGGCTGGGGCTGGCATCGTGCAAGTTAAACCTGGAGCTGTGAACCAGATCACTCGACCAAGCTGGGCAATAGTAAGGGTTTGGCTGGTGTTGTATCGGTTGAAGCCTCCGTTCCACTTGCGCTTATTGCCAGTGATTGCCGCATCAATCGCTGTTTGCTGTGGAGCGCTCACCGGCTTGACGTTGTCGGCCGTGTTGTCGGCGTTGCCCAGCCCAACATCAGCTTTCGCGAGCACCACCGCGCCAGTCCGCCCAGCTACAGACGTGACAGTATTCACCTGCGCGCCAGCAGCAACACCGGCAAGCTTCGACTTCTCCGCATCCGTGTATGCGTTGGTATTGGCGTTCGACTCGTACAGCGTCTTGACCTGAGCTGCGGTGACGCCAGCAGTCGGGCCGTTGTACACCCACTTGCTGTCGTTGTTGTCCCACAGGTACTGGATGACGTCAGAGCCCGACGCCGGATCGACGAAGGCGTAGTCGCCGACGTTCGCCGTGGGCACTGCCGCTTGAAGTGCGGACAGGGTGGCGAACATTCCGCGGAAGTGATTCGGATCGAGACCGGCCAGCTTGGTTTTTTCGAGAGTCGTGTAGCTCTCTTGGGAAAGTTGCAGGCCTGCGACCTTGTCGACCTTCAGGCCCAGCGCGGCGGTCAGGTCCGTCTGAGCAGACAGTGTGCCGGTGATCGATCCCCATGCTGGAGCAGACGATCCAGCGACAGACGACCAGGTTGTCGATACGCGCCCGTACAGAATGCCGTCAGCCAGATTGAACGCATATCGCGCCGAGAAGAATGACCAGAACCCATCAAGGAAGCGGGCGACCTTGCCAGCCTGACCAGCCCAAAGACCGGTCGGAGCTGTGCCAACGACGTGCCGGTCCCCTGCGGCGGGGCTAGCCGGCGGCGTATTGCCGTTGACCGTCAGCACCGCAAGCTGCAGCAGGACATCAATTGTGTTTATTGCCTCGTTGAGGCCCGCCGCCGGATCAATGGTGTTCTCCGGCACAAACGGGATAGCGTTGTTGGTGCTGACACTCATATGTTCACCGAGATTGCCGGGCCTAAGCCCGTGATTGAATTGTTCTGCTGAACGCTGAGCGTTCCTGCGGCGTAGGGGATCGTCAGCGTCATGCCGGTGGTGTCGTAGGTGTTCGCGCCGAGCGTCACGCGGTAGCCGATGAAGTACCGGCCCATGCCAACCCCCCGCCCGCCACCCAGCCGCCCCACTCCTTGCCAGGACGCGACCAGGCTGGCTCCGTCACGATGGGCTTTTAGGTAAGCCGGTTGTCGTTCCTGCTGGGACCGGCCCTGGAACGTGACCGTAGTTGTTGGCCCATCAGTCAGGCCGTAAGACGTCACCCGGAAAGTGAGTGATCGCCCAAGCTCGAAAAGCTCCGCCTCGACAAAGGCCAGGTCAGCCCGGTCGAGGAACACGAACCGCTCACCCGCTACGTGGGAGACGGCCGCCGAACCCTTACGCCCACGCAGCAATCCACCCAGCAGCCAATCGTTGTCCCCGATCTGCTCAGCAGTTGAGAAGTTGATCAGCTCATTTCCGATAATCGCCAGGTTGGATCTGTTGAGAATTTCTGTGAAGGTAGCCGGCAGAAGCTCCATGTCAGCGCGAAGCAACTTCACCGTAAAGGTGTTCCGGTCATCCCGATAATCAGCGGAGTGCGCAGCAATGCTGGAGGTCATAGACCCCATGATGGCGTTGGAAATGGTGCCGTCTGAGTCGATCCAGTTCGCTCCACCATCCCTGCTCATCTCAACCACTGCGCCTTCCCAGTCCAGGGTCAGGCTCGACACAGCGATGTAATAGCCCAGCGCATCGTCAGCTGACTGAAGTATATGAGAGTCGATGAACTCCATTCTCGATTCACTGGCGATCAGGCTTGGCGGCGTCGACGGGACGCTGGCCGGAACCCCCTGAATGTTCGACTGATAGGCGCTGGCCCGGTCGTAGGTCGCCTTGTAGTTCTGCTGTCCATCATCGATTTCGCAATCGGTAATCCGGAATCGTTCTCCCTCATACAGGATGACGTCACTGGTGGTTAGGTCGATCCAGCTGTCAGGCAGCGAGAATTCAATCTCACCGCGCTGCTCTTCAATACTGATCTTGTGTCCAACTACCACCGCGCGCGCAGCGTCATCGGCTCGCATAATCACGGCGGTTTCGCTGGAGCTTTCGGAAGTGGTTCGATTGTCGAAGCTGCGATCGGAGGTCTGCTTGTCAGGCGTCAGTCCGCCATCGGTGTCGTAATACTCGAGGTTGATAACCCTTGGAATCGTGATGCTGTCGCGACGGCTGACCTTTTCGATTTCCTTACCGTCGTCGACAAGATCATCTCTGAAGATTGACGCCACTGGTGCCTCGCCGCGCGGGACAAAATGCAGAACCCCGCCGAAGTTGGCCGGGTCGAAAGTGAACACGCCGGACAGTGTCTCGATGCCGCCGGCAGCTGAGTTCGCATTCGAGGTCCAATACCCGTCGACATAACCTTCCAGGAGTGACACGTCGAATCGCCCGAAAGGAATGCCCGCCCGCTCGCAGATTTCAGCAACAATCGAGGATAGAGCCCAGCTACAGTCCAGCGGGTCGTAGGCCTGGCTCAAGGTGGAACCTCCATCATGAATTGCAGCCGAAGCTGATCGCTAAAGCCGATGCGCAAAATTCCGCTTTTAATGCCAGATGCCAAGAGGCGTTCAACTAGGTAGCGCTCGCGCTGCTGTCGGAAATACAGGCCGCCATTGCGCACATAACCCAGAATCACATCACCCTTACTGTTTTGGGTCTGTCGCTTATCGTCGAGGATGACTTTCGGAGTGATGGTGTTTGCGGGCAAATTGGTGACGACCTGGGCGCCAGCTAATGGGTCGTACCATCGAAGTTTCGCGATTCCCGCTTGAACGAACGCCAGCACCGGCCGCATGTTTTGATCGAAGGTGAAACTGATCTCAGTGATCCCCGAGGCCTCAAACAGCAAGAATTCCGGCGTATTGGGGGCGCTGAGCAAGACCTGATTCCGAATCAGGCGCCCACGCCATACCTGATAGGCATTGCCCTTACTGGAGTCGTTTAACGCAACACCTCCGTCCTCGTAATCAATGAATTTGGTGACTGCCATCGCGCGGGCGCCAGTTAGATTCCCTCGAACCGGACTGGTCGATAAAACGTTATCGGGCAGCATTACAGCGCTTTCCGAGCCCAGGCATGACGGAACGTCAGCGTCAGGACCTGGCTACTGGTTTTCATAATCGCTGGAGTGAATCCGATCTGGTAGGAGCCAACACCATGACGAACGAAAGCAGACTTGATGCCGGTGGCGAAGTTGCCTTGGGCCAGGCCCCAAACGCAGTTGCCTGAGCGAGCATAACTTCCCGCGCTGTACGCGGCATCGCTCGCGCTGGTGCGTTCCGACTGCGTGCCGCTTGGGCTGCTAGTAACATCAGCACTCACAACCCCATCATGAACTCGCTGGTATGAAGATGTGCTGTCGAACCCCGCTGAAGTGTCACCAGGCGAATTCCAGCCGCCGACAGCGACAGTCACATTAGAGGCCCTCGAAACCCAGTCAGTTGAAACGCCATTCAGCGTTAAGTTGCCACTGTTATCCACAGTAGGGGCGTAATAGCGCAACTGATAAGTGACCTGCAGAATTTCATCGGGCAGCACTGTGATGGTTGTTGGAGATCCAGAACCATCAACGATTAGCGCGCGGCTGAACAACGATCCGGTATCCGCCCAGCCTATGCCTACCTCTGAAAGATTGCCGGCCGCTACTCCAACGCCAAATTCAAACGTCTTTGTTGTCGAAGCATAGTAAGGGGCGGACGGCTGATTGGCCGTAACGCGCGAAACCGGTGTTCCAACCCCTGCGACTTTAGCGACCAATCCGCTGTCGCCCACAGCTGGCGGCGTTGCACCACTGCCGACCTGGCAGAAGTTTGTGTAATCGGTGAACGCCCCCATTCGATCAAGGCCAGCATTGGTGATCAAATTCTTGAACGTTGGCACCGGGCGCCGGCGACTGCCTTTAATCTCTGCGCCGGTCGCATCAACCCTGAACAACTCCAAAGTGTAGAAACCCGCAACTTCAGAAACCAACTCAATGGTGTCATTCATACAAGAGTACCGCCCGTGATGGTGCTGCCAGCGGAACTCAATCCTTCCGGCGCGTAATTTAGATAGGGAATTAGAACTCGCTTCAGTTCGCCGCTCGGCAATGTCGAACCTGTGGAACCGATAGCTTCCGTGTTCGAGACGGTGCGAAGAATCGTTCGCAGTGTCCCATCAGGTATGCTTGATCCGCCTGAAGCAACGCCTTCGGTCACTGCGACCTGGCGCAACAGAGTCCTTAGTGAGCCATCTTGAATAGTCGATCCACCGGACGCGATTCCCTCGATCAGGCCCTGCCAGGGTGCCGCAACGGTTGAACCAATAGATGCCACCCCTTCTATTTCCTCGATCGCATACGGTCTCGAAGTCAGCGGATAGCCCTCGGCGCGCTCGACCTCGAACTGCCATTGGGGAACAGCACCGCTGAGGTCGGTCAAATCTTCGTTCAACGCAACCATGTACGCCGTGCCGCGATACGCCGGCACGTTGCCTGCACCCCAGATTGCCTCTAGGTCTGGGGATGGCATCTGCGTCCACAGACCCAGATACAGCCTGTATGCTTTCAGGAACACGCTGTTATTGGCTCGGCCCCAATCATTACCGCGCGCGTCGTACACCAGCTTGCTGTTGCGCCAAATCCTTGAGTAAGCCGTGATCGGTCCTTCGCAGACACCCAGAGCGTAGGTCCGGAATACGTGCTCAACTTTCTGTGTCTTCTTGGTGCTGCCGCCCTTGCCGCCGCTGTCTACGGACTCTTTGACCATCCGCTTTACTGGCGACTGGCAATGAATCAGGTTGCCGCCGATGGGCCGGACGCGACCCCAGACGATTACGCGTGGCTCTGACTCTTTGGCAGTTTGCTGGCCGATCTCGCCAAGCTTCGGGCCTTTGGCAGCCTTTGGCCCGAACGTCTTGTCGATGAGCCCTGGCAGGCCAAGACCCAGAATGTTCGTCGCTTTGAATATGAGGCTATCGCGACCAAAGATCGTCGCTGACAGGCTCATGGCCAGGGCCTATAAATTCGGATGATGCGCCGGCGCCAGGCCTCGTCGATACCGTGTTCAGTGACGCTGATTTGGCTGAAGCTGTGGATCAGTGTCAGGCCTATGTCATTGCTCGCGATCATGCCGACATGCGAAGGCTCAACCGCACCATCCCAAGCCATGAGAACCACATCCCCCGGCAAAAGATCATCAACAGGATCGCCGAAGTGCTCGACCATCTCACGCTCAAGACCATCCATGTGCGGCGTGCGGCTGTAGTCAACGCGATCACGCATCAACATCCCGCCGGCGGCCATCGCAAGTACGACCAAACCGATACAGTCGATGCCGTATTTGCTCCTGCCGCGATGCCGCCACTTGCACCCGATGAATGTGCGAGCTTCGGCAATGGCCGCGTCAATCGACAATTGCTGATCCACTCAGACCTCCAAAAACCTGCGAGCCAGGCGTCATCGATTCCAGGCCGTCTCCGACCGGAATGAATGGCTCGCCCTTGTAGTTGATTAAGTTGCCGTATGCGTTGCAGAAGCTCGGTGACTTGTTGCAGTCGCGACGGATCTCGAACTGGTGCCCTGGCTCGATCAGAAATGGAACCGGCTCAAGCAAGGCGATCGTGTGACTGACTGCGCTGTAGCCTTCCACTTGGTAAAGCCGCGAAGACCGGTTAGGGCCTGACGTCCAGCGCAATCGGCCGGGGACTGGTTCTTGATCAAGCGACAATCCGGCGGCCGCGAATACCACCTGAGGCTCGCTGCCTACCGCCGACACAGTACCGGCGCGCCACATACCTGAAGCATCCACGCCGCAACCCGTCTGGGTATTCGGATCGGTCCCGAATGTCGCGCGGCATCGCCTGGACCACACATAACCAATGCTCTGTTTAAGCCGCATGGCGTAGCTGAGCAGTTCGGGTATGTAGATGGATTCCCCCGATACCGTTACTTCGCCAATGTCTCCAGCATCGATGACCATGTGCCCCATGCTGAGGTCGGCCCAGTTGACTAGGCGCAGTTCCCACGAAGCGTCATCCAAGTCGCCGGCCATCGCCATTTCGAGCGAGATACCAGGGACATTGACCGCAAGCAGCGCAGTGGCCTCGGCGTTATCCACGGAAAGGCCGGTATCAGTCGCTATCACCGATGGATCGAAACCGTTTGCGGCAATGTATGTCACTCCGTCGTAATCGACGTTCCTGTCCAGCGTGGTCAAACCGAATACCCCGCCCTCGCGCAGAGTGATGCTGAGCAGGCGACACGTAGTCGTCACGTTTTGTTGAAGGTGAGCTTTGAGCGCGGTCGGGATCGTTCTCATAGACGATCCTCAACAAGATCGACATCAGCGCTCAGGATGTACTCGTTGTTGCGTTGAGCGATCGGGTCGACATCAAGACGGTCTGACTCAAATCGAACAGGCACATCGAATTCGCCTGACCATGTGATCGGCGCGCCGGTCGGGGCCGTGACAGTAACTAGACCGGTGGTGTAATCGACTGTCGCATCCAGTGGCAAGTCGTATCCAAAAATCACTGCCGTTCCCGGCACCGGCTTTTTGATCGTCCTCGCCAGGCTGATCGGGCCGAAGGCGTAGTTCTTCACCAGTTGCAGCGTCTGCGACGCCCCGGTACCCACGCCGATCAGTTGCCGCTGCGCCTGATAGTCAGTCCAATCCTTGAAGCGGAACGCAATCAAGCTGCCCATGCATGACATGTGAGCACCGCGAACCAACGGATGATCAACTGGGCGAAGCGCGTCGTAACTCACGCTGTAACGCCCAAGCGGCAGTGTCCAGTTGGCATTGCGGCGCTCGTGCCCGGACTTAAGGGTAGTGATACGGGTGTTGAATTCCTGCCCGAACTGCGAGCCGTACGACACGCAGTCCAGGAGACGGGTTTCATTGAACATCAGTTGAGCCTCGATGCCTGTCTCTGTTTACGAGCAGCGTCCCGCTGAAGTTGGCCGGAGGTCCTGTTATCAATTACCCCATTCACGTTGATGTTCTGGGTAATGCTCGCAGTTTTACCGCGACCGGATGCGTTGCGCTGGCTGGAGTCTGTTCCCAGATCGGCAAGGGTCTTGTCTAGCTTTGCGCTTGTCTGTGCGGTGGTTACGCGCTCACCCTTCTGCAACAGCCAAGTGCCGTCTTGGGGGACAGAGTCGATCCCGTCGTGCGCCATACCCGAAAGAGCAATGCCCTCCGCAACGGCGGTGGTGGCGATAATCCCTGCGGTTGCGGGTACGGAGTTGGCGCCAAATGAAGCCAGCGATGCCAACGCGGCGGGCGCGGCGTATGCCGCAGCGATTGCCGTGCCGGTGGCAGTCGCCGCCGCAACCGAAGCGGTGTCGCCAGCTGTGCCGATGGCAAGCTTGATAGCCTGGTGGATAAGCCACTGAGCAACCATGTCGGCCAGGCCTTTGATCAAGGAGGCAACCATCGCGTCGACAATGTTTCTGAAAGAATCTCCGAGGCTTTGGTTTTCCATAACCATTGCATAGATGGCATCGCCAAAGCTGCCTTGCAATGTATTCAGCTGGCTTGTAATTTGCTCGTTGGCTATTTGCGAATAGTTGCTTGCAGTCTCGGCATAGTTCGCCCAGGCCTTCCCCACACCGGTTAGCCAGTCATTCTGTGCTTCGTCCAGCTTTTCGTAATATTCACTGTTTACCGCAAGCTCTTTATCCTTCGCGGACTTTAGAAGGTCGAGTTCACGCTTGTAGACATCCTCGCTGATGTCATCACTCTGGAATGCAGTGTTTAAATCTTTGACGTCCTGCACATACTTTTGCTGGACCGCCAAACTTTCCTGCAATCTAGCCTGGTCTTTGTCGCTTAATCCAAGCCCAGCCAACGACTGGGCATTGCCGTTTCGTTTGATTTGCAGATCATTTTCAAGAGTAGCGGCGAAAGCGGCGACCTTCAGGTCATCCTCGTTCTGCTGTTTAAGCTTCTTTTTTGCGTCCAGTTCTGATGCAAGGTCTTTCAATCTTTGCTGTTGCTGGGCGTTTATACCAACAAGCTTCCCCGACTCAAGCTCGAATGCCAGTTGAGAAACTTCACTTGCGTCTTTGCGCTTATCAGAAGTGGTGTTGATGAGCTGGATTTCGCGCTCATAACCGGTTTCCGTCGACTCGAACTGATCCTGAAGCTTCTTCGCCGCTGCATCCGCTGCCGCGTCGGCTTTCTTCTGCGCAGCCAACTGCTCTGCCGCTAGTTTCTTAGCCGCGGCCGCAGCTTCCTTGCGCTTCGCGGCCTCGGCCTTCGCCACAGAGCCCTCACCCGTTAGAGGAGTGCTCGCCGAATCCGCCAGCTTTGCAGCCGCAGCGTTTGCTTTCGCCACGTATGCCACCAACGCATCGCCGGCTAGAGATTCCTCGGTGTCCTTTTTTATCGCGGCAGCAGCCTGGGCCGCCACAGACATGTTCTCGTTCTGGGCTTGGCGATAAGCTTTAGCCTGCTCGGCATACTGATCTCCAGTGGCGCCTGGAAGGTGTGCCAACAGTTCTGAACCGCTAGCAGCCAGTTGACTAAGGCGACCAGCCGCGGTCGCATACAGACCAACCAGCGTGTTCGCGGCTATATCGAAAACCCGTGTAACGCCATCCCCGGCATTCACAATGAACGCCACCGCCGTCAGAACCTTCCCGCCAGCTGTCTGAACTGCGTTGCCCAGGCCGCCTGCTTCCTTGGCCGCATCAGCAACGTCTTTGCTGAACTGCGCCAGCACCGGTAGAAACTGAGCTGCTATCTGAGTTTTTGCGCCGTCTACATATTGCTCAAGAACGAGCATTTCAGCGGAAAAGCCCTTAGCGGCTGCGATTGTTTTCTCGTCGAGAATCGCGCCAGCAACTGCCGCCTGCTCGCCCAGCTCTTTGAAGGCCTTGCCGTTATCTTTCAGAAGCGGAACAAGCGCTGTCGAATCGTTCGCGATAGCCTCCATATAGAAGGTCATTTCGGACTGATTGACGTTGGCCTTTTGCAGACTGCTCACATACAGCTCAAGAGCTTCTGGGCCGTTCAGCTTCTTGAACTGATCGGCAGTCACCCCAACAAGAGGCGCGATGTTGTCAAAGAAGTCCTTGGCACCACCGCTACCAAGCGAAATGAATTCGCCCATTTTGTCGCTAGTGTCTTTGAAAATGTCCGACAGCTTGTCCTGCTGAATCCCTACCGAAGCAGCCCCAGCGGCGTATTTTTGAAACTCTGTGGTGCCGAGCCCAGCAAGCGAGGATAAATTACTTATCTCTTTGGCTGTGCCAATCGAACTGGCAATCAGTGCTGTGAATGCGCCGGCTCCCGCTACTGCAAGTCCGCCAATAGCGGCGCCCGCAACCTCGGCGGCCTTGCCAATAGCCGCCATGTTTTTCTGTGCGTTGACCTTGGCTTTGTCCATCGACCCAGTAAATGCGCCGATGCGCGCGACCAAATCGAGAGTAAGGGTGCCCAGCGAGTTGGCCACAGCGTATCTCCAGGCGTAAAAAAACCCGCCGAAGCGGGGTTTGATTTATAAAAAATTGATAGCGGGCAATGATTAATTGCCGAGCCGCACCCCGCCTGGCGTTCCATCCATAACGGTGTATTTTTCGACCTTGCCAGACTCATCAAAAAGAACCGAAAGAATCTGCTGTTTCATTCCGGTGCCAAATGGTCCGGCGTGGACATACATCCAATTGGCTGAAAGCTTCCCTTCGGAGCCGTAACTTTGGGATACCGGCGGCCCAAAAACTTTTTGCATTTGGGCTGCGTCGCTCTGCCCGACACGTATTTGTTGAATTTTTTCAGGCGTTATTTTGTGCCCGCTGCTTGCACAACCAGCAAGTACGGCGATGAAAATTAAAGCTATAGCAAATCGCATGAAGCCTCCTACTCGTTCCATGATTTTTAGCAAAGTTACCAGTCTTTGACTGCTCTCGCCAAAATCACCCTAGGCCCATGACGACATCGCCTGCTCTAGAGTGAGCACCGGCTCATCCATGTGCGGTGCAAAGTCCTCGATCTCGAATACTTTTTTCCCAGCACGGCAGTTTCCATAAAAAGATGCGAGCCTGGCGATTGCCGCCTCGATACGCATGCCTTGATTGAGGGAGCCACGACGTCCTCGAAATTTGCACCAGACCATGAACTCGGGATAGGTAATGTTTTCCTGCGCTTCGGCGATGGTGCGGCCCCCGATCCCGTTCATCACGAGCTCGCACCACATTTCATCTATTTCGTCGAGGCCGGAATCTTTCCCGCGTTTTGCACTTCGTGAATAGCGACCAGCAGCAACTGCGTGAGCACTGGGTCAATGGCGCCCCGCTCGGGGTCGTCCTGCCCAGTCAAGTCCGCAACCGTGAACACTGCCTTCCCGTTCTCATCGCAAAGGCTAGAGGCGATGCGACTGGCAAGAAAATCAACACCGTTACGGGCATTGATATCGCCGATAGCGGTCTGGTATGAGAGCGGCCGCACATAAGTGCTGAACTTGTGGGTAACGCCATCGCTTACCCATTCAATTTCTTTTTTCACA